CAATGATTAAGGAGGTGGTTTAATGGAACAACGCACAGAAGATTGGTTTGCTCAACGTCTGGGCAAGGTCACCGCCTCTCGGGTTGCCGATGTGATGGCTAAGACCAAAACAGGTTACTCAGCTTCCCGTGAGAACTACATGGCGCAACTGGTGGTCGAGAGACTGACCCAAACCAAAGCAGAGTCGTTCACCAATGCAGCAATGCAGTGGGGTACAGACCAAGAGCCTTTTGCTCGGGCGGCTTATGAAGCCTCTCAGGGCGTTATGGTGGAGGAGGTAGGGTTTATGTCTCACCCCACCATAGAAATGGCTGGCGCGTCCCCTGATGGGCTTGTTGGGGATGATGGCATGGTGGAGATCAAATGCCCCAACACTGCCACTCACATCGAAACCTTGCTGACCAACAAGATAGATGAGAAATACATTTATCAGATGCAATGGCAAATGGCTTGCACAGGTCGCCAATGGTGCGATTTCGTGAGCTTTGATCCACGAATGGACGAAGCACTACAACTCAAGATCATCTCGGTTGCCAGGGACAACGCCCTGATTGCAGAGATTGAGGCAGAAGTCCAGAAGTTTCTGGTCAAACTGGACGAAAAGGTTTCCCAACTTAACGCTTTGAAAGGCTAATATTATGAAACGCACTCACGACATTACTGTAATTACCGGCACTTACAAAGATCGGGAAGGCAACGACAAAAAGCGTTACACCAAGATTGGGTCGCTGTTTATGACCGACAAAGGGCGGGTCAAGTTAAAGATTGACAACGCTCATCCCACAATGGAGGGCGGCTGGTCTGGCTGGGCTGAAGCCTACGAAGTGACCGAGGAACAAAGCCAAAAACAGCGCATCAAAGCCGGATTCCCCGAAGATGACGCTCCATTTTGACCAAAGAAAACGGGAATGGTGGGATTGGCACAAAGCCAACCCCCAGGTCTGGGACTACTTTGAACGGTTCTCTTTGGAGGCCGTTTCAAAGGGTCGGACAAAGATAAGTCACTGGTTAATTATTAACCGCATCCGGTGGGAGGTAAACATTGTCACAACCGGCGAGGACTTCAAAATCAGCAATGACTACATTGCCTTCTACGCACGACTCTGGAAAGCCAGATACCCACAATATAAAGATTTGTTCACAACAAAGAAAATGCTTGGAGAGCCTGATGAACTATCTAACCGACAGAATCCAAACCCTGAAAGAGCGTTACAAGGAAACTGGGGATGTCAAATGGCATCACAGGGCGCGGGAAGTTCGTACTACGCAGGAAAATCTGGCGAAGCTGCGTGAAAAGCTATGGGAAGAATACGATAGTGGCTTGGATTCACCACCAGATTGACATCTTTGTAAGATATGGCAAAATGTCTAAACGACAGTTGCCATGTCGATTTGGGGCAATAGCCCCATCTTTTTAGGGTCGCCATGAACGAAGAAGTTGCAGAATTTGTCTCAACCTTGCTGCATAGCAGTACGGTTACTCATTTCATGCACTGGGCCACATCTAGCTATGCCCAGCACATTGCCCTTGGTGACTATTACGAGGGAATCATTGAACTAACCGACAAATATGCTGAGGCATACATGGGTCGGTACAAGCAAATTAAGACCTTTCCAAATGACTTTCACGCTGGCACAGACCCCGTAAAGTACCTGGAAGGCATACAATCCTTTGTGGAGAAGGCAAGAGAGCATCTTCCCGAGGATAGTGAACTGCAAAACATCATTGATGAGATTGCAGACCTGATTAACTCAACCCTCTACAAACTCAGATTTTTGGAGTGATTATGAAAAACGAACCAGCAGGCTACGGTTTCGGCAATCAAGCCAAGATCAGCGGCAACCCCAAATCATCAGACAGCACTGGTGAGCGCAAGGAAGCCCTGATTAAAGGCATGGTTCCCAAAGCCAAAGAGAACGCTACCGGTGAAAACAAACCTTTCAACGGCGGCCGTCACAGCGGCATTTGCTACACCCATTCCCGTAGCAACTACCGCTAAAGCGAAACGCCCTCCAGACCCACCTGGAAGGCGCTTCTAACCAGCAATAAGGAGAGTATTGATGGCTGAACAGTATTGTAGTTCGTGCCGGTTTTTTCGGAAACTGGAGATTTTGGGTCAATGTCGGCTTTATCCGACCTATCAAAACAAACACGAACGGGATTGGTGTGGCCAATACCAGATCGGGGATACCCCTGTGGAAAAGCCTGTGGAAAAGGTAGAGAAGCCGGTTTACGACATAGTGACCGACACCTTTACTGAAAAGCCCAAACGCAAATACACAAGGAAGCAAGATGCTAAAGCCTCTGCATAATCGGGTAGTTGTCCAGCCAAGGGTTCGCCAGTTAAGCGACATCCTGGTAATCCATAACAATGAGCCTTTTAATGAAGGCACAATTATTTCCGTTGGCCCAGAAGTCACCGAATGTAAGCCTGGAGACTTCATAAAGTACGGCAATGGTGACTATCTAAACTGGCCCACCCATCGGATTGATGGTCAGGACTACCAGATCATCCAAGAGGCAGACATTTGCGCTGTGGTGGAAAATGACTAAAATCCCCAAAAAGGAGTAAGCCATGCCTCTAATCAAATCAATGACCCCCAAAGCCCTGAAAGAGAACATTAAAAGGGAAATAGAGGCTGGCAAACCACCCAAACAAGCGGTGGCCATAGGATATTCTGTAAAGCGTGAAGCAGAGAAAAAAGCCAAACAAAAGCCTAAAAAGTGAAAATCACCGAAAAGAATGTTTCAGAGCTAATCCCTTATGTAAACAACAGCCGCACCCATTCTGACGAACAGGTGGCACAGATTGCGGCAAGCATCAAGGAATTTGGCTGGACAAATCCGATCCTGATTGATGAGGAAAGCAGCATCATTGCAGGTCACGGGCGGCTTATGGCTGCTCGAAAACTTGGCATGGATAAAGTTCCTTGCATCCATGTAAAAAATCTTACTGAAGCCCAAAAAAAAGCCCTGATTATTGCAGACAACAAGTTGGCGCTGAATGCCGGTTGGGACAATGATCTATTGAAGTTGGAACTGGAAAACCTCCAGGAATTAGGCTTTGACCTAGATATTTTGGGGTTCAATGCTGACGAACTAAGCGCTTTGCTGGAGCCTGAACAACTTGAGGGGCTAACGGACGAAGATGAAGCGCCGCCGGTTCCGGTAGAAGCTAAGACAAAACCTGGCGACATATATCAGTTGGGCAAACACCGTCTTATGTGCGGTGATTCGTGTAGCACCAATGACATGGAAAAGCTGTGCGATGGGCAACTTGTGGATATGTGGCTGACCGACCCGCCTTATAACGTGGCATATGAAGGCGGTACGGGACTCACAATTCAGAATGATGACATGGGTGACGAGCAATTCCGTCAATTCTTGCGCGATGCTTACGTTACTGCCGACTTGGTAATGAAGCCGGGCGCCGTGTTTTATATTTGGCATGCCGATTCGGAAGGATACAACTTTCGCGGCGCTGCAAAGGATGCTGGTTGGACTGTTCGTCAATGTCTGATTTGGAAGAAATCAAGTCTTGTTATGGGGCGACAAGACTACCATTGGAAGCATGAGCCTTGCCTTTACGGTTGGAAGGAAGGCGCAGGCCACCTGTGGGCAACAGACCGCAAGCAAACAACCATTCTGGAGTTTGATAAACCCTCAAGGAATGGCGAACACCCCACAATGAAGCCTGTTGCATTATTTGAATACCAAATGCTCAACAACACCAAAGGCGGCGACATCGTGTTGGATTCTTTTGGTGGAAGTGGTACAACCCTTATTGCAGCCGAAAAGAACGGGCGTGTTGCTCGATTAATGGAATTAGACCCAAAATATTGCGATGTAATCGTAAAGCGGTGGGAAGAATTCACAGGCAAAAAAGCCGAATTGTTGACGGAATTAACCGAAACTGTTTAAATTTTAACGAGTTCCCCTTTATAAAATGCCTGTAATACCTCAAGCACCTCATATTCCAACGGACGAAAACCGTAAACTGGTCGAAAGCACCAGTGGATTGGGCTTGCCGCATGAGCAAATTGCCATTCTTGTGGGGATTGATGACAAGACGCTACGTAAGTATTACCGAACAGAACTGGACACGGGAAAGGCTAAAGCCAACAGCCAGA